TCGTGAAAATAAAGACACCAAACATCATTTAAAAAAATATTGCTCATATAGATAGATAGATTTTATTCAATATCTTTTAAATAAAAATATATAAAATTACATTAATTAATAAATATAAAAAAGTGATGTCTTATCAATCGAGTATAAGAAATAAAAAAAATAATAAAACTTTCAACAAAACGAAAGAAGTTAAATATGAAATAAATGATGAAATAGAGGAGTATGGGATTATTATAAAAATGCTTGGTAATTGTAGATGTTTAATAACATCAAATAGAAATGTAGATTGTATTGGAACTATATGTGGTTCTTTAAGAAAGTTTAATAAAAGAATATTAATTGAAAAAGGCGATATTGTTATTATTACTCAACCAAGTGAAGGAAATAATAAAGTTGTTATTAATTATAAACTTAATTCAGAACAAATATCTAATTTAATAAATACATTTAAATTAAATGAAAAAATAATTAATCATTATAATAATAGTTGTTGTACTATCGATGATAATCATTTGAATGATTTATATGATTTAACTTTCGATGATATTTAATTATTTTTATCATTTCACATTCTTTGGGGGAAAATGATGTGAAATTAGACGTTGAAGGATGAAAAAAGTTACTTCTTCATCATTCTTTACATTAAGAATAGCGCGAAGTTTGTCATCAGGAAGAATAATGCGACGATTTGTTGGCTTATTTAGATTATGTTCTTTTACATAATTATTGATATATCTGGTAATATCTGTTCTGGATTTTTCAGTACCATGCGGAACACCAATAAAATCGCAAAGTTCGTCTGAAATCTTATTTGGTTTAGCAAAACCAGATGGAGATTTACGGGCATTTTCACGTTTCTTTTGAATCTTATCAATAATCTTTTGATTCTTCTCATAACTCTTTACAACTTGTTTATGAGAAACTACAATCTCCTTTACAAGAGAGGTTAGAACATTAATTTTATCAGTTAAAACTTGAATAACATTTTCAGTTGTAGCTTCTTTTTCGTCAGCAACAGAAGTTTCATTTGATGGTTCTTTTATCGGCTCTTCTTGTTTTGGTGGTACTACTTCTGGGACAGGTGAAACTTTTACAGTCTTTGGTTTAGTAGTTTTTTTCGCATCTACAACAGGAGTAGGTTGAGCAACAACTTCTTCTTTTTTTTCAGCAGGTTTGGTGTCAGTATTTTTCTTCGTTTGCTGTGCCATTGATTATTTATATGTTAATTATTATAATTAAATCTTTATATCATTTTTTAATATTCGTTAAAATCCTTACCATTTCATTTTTATCCGCAATAATTAAATTATCCCATTTTTCTTTATTGATAGGATAATATTTAAAAACTATAATTAAATTGCCACCATTAATACCAAGACCTTCTTTAATATAATTATTAGAAAACGGTTTAATTTCGATATCTAAAACTTCTTTATTTACAAATAATAATTGTTTTGTATCACCAATAATATAATCAACTGTATCTATTTCTAAATTATAATAAATATCTATTTTACTATTATCATTATCATTATCATCGCAATTATAATGATAAAATCCATTATTAATTTTAATATCATTAATAAAAATCATATGAATAGTTATTTCATGTTCATTATCATTATCATCAAAATAATTAATGATATTTATAGGATATTTTTTACAATCAAGATTGATATAAACAGGTTCATTAACATTTTTAAGAAAAATGCGTAATTTCTTTTTATTTGAAGAGAAATAATCGCTATATTTAATATCAACATTAATCGAATGTTTTTTTACTTTTGATTTAAATTTTTTAAACATATTAACCATTTCATTAAATAATTTACTTTGAGTAATATTATTAAAGGTTTCAGTCCAATCATCATAATTAATATCAATATCATCAAAACAATCAAAATCGTCAAAATTAATGCTATTATTATTTATAATATTATTATAAGCATTTGTTGCGTCCATAAATTCTTTAATTCTTTTGTTTTTTTCATTAATATCCGTAATACCATTTAATTTATCTGGATGTGATTTAAGAGCTATATTTTTATAGGCTTTTTTAACATCTTCAATAGAACTTGTAATTGGAATATTAAGAATATTATATGGATTCATAATAATAATAATTACAATAATTATTTTTAAATTAAATTAAAAATAAAAATAAAAATTATTTAAATATACATTAATGTAATTGATATTATGGACAATACGGATAAATTAAATAAATATATAGATAATTGTATAAGTGTATATGAGAATCATTATGATATTGCTTATTTTATATACGAATCATTAAAAGATAAATATATATATGTAGAAAAAGATAATAAATGGTTGTATATGAATAAAACAGATATAAATAATTTAAATAGATTAAAAACAGAAATAAAATCAAATATAGTTTCTCAAATAATTATAAGAAGTCTTTATTGGAATGAAAATGATAAAGATGAAATAAAAATTAGGTCTTTATTATTATTAAAACTTGCTAATAATTTAAAAAAAGATAAGTTTTTAAGAGCAATTATAAAGGAGATTAAACAATTTTATTAAATTATTATTATAGAACTTGAATGATAAAAGAAGAAATAAAAACTAAATTAAAATCTTATTTTAAAGGTTCATTTTATATTAAAGAAGTTATTGATTACATAACAAAAATAACAGATATTTACGAATATACAAATAAAAACATTTCTGTAATTGTTTATTATAATAAAAATAATGATAAAATTGATTTTGAGTTTATTAAGCGTGTTATAAATAGAGGGATAACAATTATTAATAATAAACAAATTAAAATAACATTACTTTTAACATCTGCTAAAAAGATATTAGAATACAATAAAGTTTTAACTCCATTTAATGTAAATAGTGGTTTTACATTTATTAATAATAATGAAATATTCATATTTAGAAAAGAAGAATTTCCAAAAGTAATAATTCACGAATTATTACATCATGATATTAATATTCACAACGATGATTTTAAAGATAGCAATAAAATAAAATTATATAAACATTTTAAAATAAATCCAAAATGTAAATTAATATTAAATGAATGTATAATTGAATTTTGGGCAACATTTACGCATTTATCATTTGTGAGTAAAGAATATAATATAAATTTTGAAAAATTAATAGCAATAGAAATCAATTATTCATTATTTAAATGTTATCAATTGCTTGAAATTCAAAAAAAACAATTAAATAATTTATGGTATGATGAATGTAATATTTATAGTTATATTGTTTTCAAAACAATTTTATTATATTATCATAGTAAATTATTAAACGTATATTCGTATCCATATGATGATACTAAAATAACTGATTTTTTAATAGAAAATTCGAAATTAAAAATCAATAAAAAAAATCCATCATTTCAGTTATCACCAACAACAGTGATTCAACGTCCTATTAATTCGCTTTGCTTTATGTTATTTAGTGATTTATAATAAATAAAAATAGAAAAAGATAAAAAAGATATTAGTAATAATAAAATAATCATTTTAGTGAATAAATTATTTTTACATATATTACAGTTATTATCCATTTTCATTATATTATTTATTTAAGAAAAAAATGATTTAATTTTTATAAAAATAATAATTACTAAAAATGAGAAATCATAAATTTGTTGAGAAGGTTGTTAATAAAATGATCGAGTATAACAATAGATTTTATATTGAAGATATTAATGAGCTTATTATTATTAATCAATTTGGAAATGACATAACACTTTATTTAACAAATATTGTAAATATTTTACAAAATGTTGTGAATAACAATAATAATGAAAATAACAATAATAATACTTCAATTAAAAACGCACTTAAATTATATATATTTAGAATAATTGCTTTGAATAATGGAATTGAATGTTGTAATAAATTAATTTGCGAAGATGTATAATTATTTTTATTGTAATTTAGATAAATAAATAGTTTTGTTAATAGAAGATAACATTTCATCAATTATATTTTGTAATTCACTAATACCTTTAAAATGTTTATTTCTAATTGTTTTGATATTATTTTTTTCATTTTCTAAATAAGTTAGTAGATTAGTAGCATTTGTATTTGCTGTCATAGTTATATTAAAATCGGCAATTGGTTGAATATTTGATCTACCAATATAACTCTCCATAATTTCATCAATATTACCACTTAAACTTGAATGAAGTTCATCTAATGCTTTATGAACAGAAAAACTCATCGTAGTCCAATGATAAATCTTAATTTGCCCTAATAAACCTAAAAAATATTCAAATAATTGTTTTTCTATACTATTAGACATTTAATATCTTATTTTAAAATATAAAATTATTTTATTTAAAGAAACTCAATTATGTATAATTATACTTAAAGAAAAATGAATGTATTATTGATTGGATGTTGTATAAATATAGAAAATAATATTGAAATTATAAAACAGGATTTTTATGATTTATCTAAACAGCTTAATAAATGTTATGGAGTTTTTTATGAAAATAATTCAACAGATAATACGGTTAAATATCTTAAAGAATAGGAAAAAACAGAAAATAGAATAAAGATAATATCTGAACATTTTACAGAAGATGAATTATTAAATATGTGTAAAGCGAGAAGTTATGAAAATAAGCCTTGTAGAATGGAGATTATATCAATGGCAAGAAATAAATTATTAATAGAAATTGAAAAAGAATATTATGATGATTTTGAATATGTTATTATGTTTGATATGGATCATACAAAACTATTACCAATTGATAGTATAATAAATGTATTAAATAAAAAATATGATTTTGATGCTTTAATTTGTAAGGGAACAAATTTATATAATGATATGTATGATACATTTGCGTATAGAGATATTAAATATCCATTTGGGGCAGAATTATTAGGAAGTGATTTTGATTTTTTTGATTTATTAAAAAAACTTGAAATTAGAAATAAAACAGAATTAATACCTGTATTATCAGCATTTAATGGGATGTGTATATTTAAAAAAACATCAATCAAGAATATAAGATACAGCGCACATCCTTCAAGAATTTTAGATAATATTTATAGAAGTTTTATATATAATGAAAACAATTTTGAAAAAATTAAACAACAAACATTAAATATAGAAAGACAATTGTTTGAACATTATAATTTACAATTTAAAAAATCTTTTTCAGAAATATATGAAAAAATAAGCAAGGATAATATTCATAATAATGCTAAAAATATCGATGGTGCCGTTCAAGGTCTTTATTTATATGGAAAAGAAAATGGTATATTTTATAAAAATTGTACAGACTTTAATTATCCTGTTCTTTGCGAACATGTAATATTCTTTTTAGAATTGAGAGCAAAAGGTCTTGATAAAATATATATATGTCCTGAATTAGAATGGTCAGGTATCTGGCAAATACCTTAAAAAAAATACAAAAATTAGATAAATATAAGATAATTATAAGAAGGTGAATAATAACAATCTTCTTCAAACTTCAAATCTTCTAAATATCTATCATAATCATTGTGTTGTTTAAGATGCTTGAGAATATCAAATACATTTTTTTTGAGCATATAAGAATTTGGCATTTCAACAAATTATATTAATAATTGATATCATTTTTTTATAATAATATATATAAATAATACTATTTTATTATATTTATATGTCAATTGAAGATATTGATTTTTTAAAAAAAAATAGTATTAAAGAAAATTATTTATTTATTGTTGATAGTAAAAGTAGAGATTATTTACGTTTTCCAGAACCAAATAATTACGAAGTTGTTTTTAATGTTCCGTTTAAAAATGTTATTGGTTTTGATATTATGGACGCGAGTATACCCAGAACTATGTATTCGGTAGATAAATATAACAATAGTTTTTATTTTTATATTGCGAATAGTGCTAATGATAATCTTGTAGCAAATGGGTTAAATATAGAAAATACAAACATGAATATTTTTACGAAACTTGATATACCGCCGGGTAATTATACAATTCAAACATTTTTATTAAATTTTAATACGATAATGAATGCTAAAACTATTGAAGATAATATTAATGTTTCATCGCCAATTCAGATAATTAATTATAGTAATCCACCCGAACTTACAAATAAAATTACTTTTACATGTAAAAAACCATTTATATTAAATATGTATGATAGCACACTTGCTGAAACATTAGGATTTTCTTTAAATATAAAAAGTGAAGACGATGGAATTAAATATAAATATATAAGTTCTTATGTTGGAAATAAAAGATATTTGAGATTTTTTCATAGTTATTTTAATATAAAAACAGGAAATTATGAAATAACATCGCCAGGTATAGTGTTTTTCATTGGAGAAAAATATATTGTATTACGTTCTCCTGAAATAGAAGGACACGCGTTTGGTTCATTAGCTTATACTAATTATAATTTAGGTATAGCAAAGTTTAAAGTAAATAGCGTTGGATATAATGATGAAAAAACAGAACTTGCTAAATTACCAATTAGAGAGTTTCATCCTATTGGCAAATTATCTAAAATTACATTTAGATTTGAAACATCAGCAGGTAATTTATATGATTTTAAAGGTGTTAATCATATGATAACTTATATAATTACTTATTATAGACCATCATTATCTATTAAAAATGAGTTTAAACCAATATTAAACCCTAATTATAAAAATAATTATACTGAATATAAATATAAGAATGAAGAACAAGAATTAAGCGAAGAAGAGGATAAAGATGAATATTCGCGCGATAAATTATTTGATGTTTATAAACAAAATGAATTAATATATAAAAACTATCATCAAAATATAGATGATGAAGAAGAAAACGAAGATGAAGAAAATTAAACTGCTCCTTTAAACTTTTCAACATGAGCGATTATATTATTTAAATTGCCTTGTGTAAACTTTTCTTCTTTAATGAGAGAAGTTAAACCATCAGTTTTTAAACTACCATCGGTTAAACCTTTTAAAATTGATTGTTCAAAATCTGATAAATTGCTTTTTTCTTTTTCATCTTCTTTCTTTTTTTCTTCATTAGTATTTTCGAAACCTTCATAATAATTATATTTCTTATATTGACATCCAAATAATATAACGAAAAAGATTAATAATATCAAAATTATAGATATTATATTAATAATATTATTATAATTGACCATTATTTTTATTTATCTTACTTATAATAAGATAATATAAATATTTATATAAATATAGAATGACAGATTTAAATTTAGCCTATTCAAATAATGATGATATTGATGAAGATTTTATTACATCACCGCAAATAAAAGAAAAAGAAAAGGATAATAGAGATTTAATATATCAACAACAAATCCAACAATCTCAACAACAAGCTCCACAGCAAGCACAGCAACAACAAAAGCAAATTTTACCACCACCACAATTGCGAATGAGAAATAATACCGAAAATTTTAGTAATCAACAACAATATTATAATAGATATCCCGAATATTCATTTTGGGATAGAATGATAATGTCGAAAAGAGAAGTATTGAAATTATTTATATTATCAATAGTAATAATTTTAGGTATATCATTAGAAAAAATAGGTTATCATTATATATCAACTTATATAAGTTCTAATGATTTAACAACATTTCAGGAATTAATGGTTAGATTAGCATTTCCAATTGTTGTATTTATTATATTATGGATAATTAAATCATTATAATAATTAGAATATGGATTATTTAAATAATTTTTTATTAAGATTATTGAAAAAATATTATAATGACAAAAAAGATTTTTTTAATGAAGTTAAAAATAAAAATAAAAACGATCCCTTATTTTGTAGTAATCCAACTTTATCAGAATATACAATAAATGGTCTTATATTATTATTAATCATATCTGTTGTATGGCTGGTTTATGATATTATAATGAATGTATATCATTATTTACAATTATCTATTTTTCTTTATTTTAAAAATGATAAAAGATTAATAGATAGTCCATTATTTAAACAAATACAAAATATATATTATTTTAATGATTATTTAAGTTTTGATTATATGTTTTTGTTATTTGTAACAACGCCAATATTTATTTTAGTTAAACTTTATTTTTTAGAAAGACAAATGGAAACTAAAAATAGTTTTAATTTAACAAAAATTTTAAATTATACAATAATGATTGTAGGTGTTATTTATTTCTTTCTTATTTATAAAAATATTAGCAATTTAGGAAAAAGAATTAATACCATTAATAATCTTATTTATAATAATATTAATACTGATTTCATTAATTCTGAAAAGTTTTGTAATTATTTAAATAAAAATAATGAATATGATTATGATTTTATTTATGGTAAATGTAATGATCTTAATAAAAATATTGGCATTTCTAAATTATATAATTATATTAAAAAAATAACTATTGAAATTACACAAAATGTTGCTCCTATCCAGAATATAACCATTGAACGATTTAAAGAATTAAAAGATAAAAATGGAAAATTATATAAGGATAAAATAATTTCGGCATTATTCACATATCAGTTAATTAAATATTATATGGATAATGATTTACACGAAGAAGCAAAAGATTTTTTTTCAACATTTAATTTATTATTTTTACAAAAAACTTCAAATATAATGAGAACTCGTATTAATCCTATTTTATATTTACGTTATGATGATTTAATTATTTTTAATAAAATGTTTGATTACAATTCGCAAATGGAAAATAGTTTTGGTAGTAATAAAGATATATATAATTATATATATAAAGAATATAATGTGATTCAAAATAATGTTCAAAATATAGTAATTGATATTTATAATATTTGTAGTTATAAATTAATATCAATTTATGTATATTATTTTATTATTTTTATTGTTTTAATATTACTTATTTTATATTATATTTATAAAAATAGAAATATATAATATAAATGGATAAAAATAAATATATTAATGATTTATTTTTAAGTTATAAAGATTTATTAAATCAACCTATAAGTGAAGACAGAAAATCTCAACAAGATAATTTAACATTTAATATTTTATTAACATTAGATAGTTATAAAAATAATAAAAAAAATATAATAACTGATATTGATAAATTAATTGATGATTCAGAAAAAGAAAATTTGAAAAATTTAATTAATAAAATAATAAAAATATATGCTTTTGATAAACATAATGAATTACGTGAAATATTTGTTAAATATATAATAAACGATTATGCTTCAACAGAACTTGAAAAAAGACAATCAATTTTAAAAAGCAAAGAATTTATAATTAGATCAATAGATTTAGGTGTAGAAAAAATTAAGATTTTAAAAGAATTACAAAAAGATATTAAAACTTTTAAAGATGTTAATTCTAAATTACCAAAAAAAGATTCAAATAAGATTGATGATAATGATGTTATTAAAATTGAAGATTTAAAAAGATATATTGATATTATATATTTAAAATTATTAGAATATTATAAAAAATATGCATCTTTATTTAAACCAGATATTATTTTAGTTGATAAAGATATTGTTTATAAAAATATACCTGATGTTAAACAACAAATTGAAGGTTTTAATATTAATGAATTAAAAGATATTACCGATATTATACCATTTAAATATAAAGATGCAGAAGCATTTATAAATTCATATACAGATGGTAAAAAAGATTTAAATAAATTGACAGACGAAGAGAAAAAAAAAATAAAATCAAAACTTGCAAGTTTTGATAAATTATTAAATGTAAATATTGGTGAATGGAAGGCTGATATAATTAAAGATGGAGAATATAAAGAAACCTTGCTGAAACTTCAAGATAATTATACAAAATTATTAAATATTATAGATATTTCAAAAATAGAGGTAAAAAAAGAATATAATGAATTATCTAAATTATATGAAAGATTAAAATCTATTAATAATAAAATAAAACAAAAACAAAAAATACATGAAGATGATTTAACATTTATTGAAGATTTTAATGAAATTATTGGAGATATGGAAAAGAATGAATTATTTAAAGATGATAAAAATTATCAAATTGAAATTAAAAAAATTAAAGATGTATATACAGAATTAAAAAAAACAGATTTAAAACAAGAAAATATAGATAACTATAAAACAACAGAAAAAGAAAAAATAATAAAAAAAAATGTAATATATTTCGAAGATTATACAAGTATTTTTACTATAATTTTATACTATATTACATTAGCAAGTATTGTTATTTTATTTTCAATTGTTATTTTATCATTGATATCATTTTTTAAATTAATTTATGAAATTATTCTATATATTGTTGCTATGTTTGTTAATGATAAAATGACAAAAAGTTTATCAATTGATTATTTAAATAAAAATATTATAAAATGTACAAAAGATAATTTAGATGGTGATTTATTTTATATAATATTTGAACAAAAACAAAATATTACATTATTTAATCTTGGTTCATATTTAATTTATTTATTATTAATTTATTTAATATTATATATAATATTAAATATTTATGCAAAATTTATGGAATATGAGTTTTCAGGTAATTTATATAATATAGATGTAACAGGATTATTATTATCAATTATTGGAATAATAATTATATATAGTTTTTTTCATCTTATGTTATATAAAATATTATATAAACAGTTTGTTTATATCCCATATAAAGAATTAAATGATAAGGAAAATAAAGTTGATGATAAAATAGCTCAATATATATTAATATATTCAGAAGGTGAAAATAAAGAAATATTAACTGATGATAATTTTTTTGATATTATATATGATTTAACAAGAATTGAAGAATTAAATACAATTTTTATGAATGGTATTAAAAATAATAATAAAGATAATTGTTTAGAACAAAAAATTATTATTTATGATATTTATATGTATTTAAGGGAATATGTTGTTTTTGATAATTCAATGAAAAATAAATTTAAAGAATATTGTACAACTACAACGGAAAATAAACCTAACTATGATAATACAAATAACAAAATAACGTTTTTATCATTATTAAATAATAATGAAGTTAAAATGATAAAAAAATATCATGAAGAATTAGCATTTTTCAATGAAATACCAGATGATAAAATAGAATATTACAATGAATTAAATAAAAGTATTAATAATAAAATTAAAGAAATTAATGTTGAAATAATAACACATAATAAAACATTAATACCATTTTTTATAACAGTTGTATATATTTTATTAATTGTTATATTTAATCTAATTATTTTTTATATAATAATGACATTTATATTAACAACACCGAAAGATAATAAACCAAATCCATTTAATTACTATTTTATATTGAGTGCTTCATTCATTAAAAATAAAATTTATGATAATATTTATAATAAAATAATTAATAACAATAGAAATTAATGATTATATATTTATATTTATTGTTAATTATTTTAATTGGTTTATATTTACAACCAATAATTGCTTTTAGATGGCAATTTGATTTTTATAAACAACTTGAAAAACAATGTTTATTAAAAAAATAAATAAATTATTATAGATATGGAATTATATAAATTACGATATAACTTATATAATTATTTTATTCAAAATACAACATTTTATGAAATTAATATAGCAAACGCAAATATTTGGTTTAATGCTCTAATTGTTTATTATACTTTTTTTACATTTTTATTATTAATTAATTATGATAAAATAAATATTTCTACTATTTTATTTATAATAATTGGTGTAATTTTTTTATATTATTGTTATTTACTAAACATTAAATTAACAAACATAATTGAAAATAAAACATTTATTGATTATGTAACTTATTATAAATTATTTAATTCTATTTTTATTGATGGTTATAATAATAACACAGTTAATTTATATATAAAAGATATTAATAAAAATGTTGATTTTTCATCATCTAATGAATTATTAGATTTTATTAACACAAAATATACACCTATTGAAATAACACCAACAGTATCTAATAAATATACAACTATTGGAAATACAGAAACTACTGTAATATTAAATAAAAATGGTGTAATATCTACTATACCATTTAATCCATCAATAACAGAAATTAAAGATTATCAAAATTATATATATATATATTATAAATCTAACGGAAAATTAAAAATAAACAATAAAAATTTAAATTGTGATATTTTTATGATTGGTGGTGGTGGTGCTGGTGGTAATTACGGAGGTGGTGGTGGAGCTGGTGCTGCTATTATTAGTATAAACCAATATATTAATTTAGGTAGTTATGATATTACTATTGGTTCTGGTGGTACTATTACTTCTAAAAATACTGGTAATAATGGTGGTAATACTTCAATTGGACAAATATTAATTGCTAATGGTGGTGGCGGCGGTCAGGGATATATGGATAGTTTTAATTCTGTAAATTATCCATTTGATGGATTATTAGAAAAAAATGAACCATCAATATTTAGTGATTATTCAATTACAAATGATAAAACTATTCTTGGTAATCGGGGTGGATTGGCAAATTCGAGTTTTAAAAAAGGAGGAGGAGGTTATGGAATAGGTACAATAGGTCAAGAAGGAACAACTTTAAAATATGGTAATGGTGGTGATGGTGTTTATCAAGTTACAATAAAAGGAACAACATATAATTTAAAAAATTATTTTAGTCCTGATGGTAATTTTGGTGTAAATGATGGTTTGGGAAATTTTTATATAGGCGGAGGTGGAGCTGGGGGTGGATTATTTAATGATAATACAATTACTGTTTTTGGTGGTAAAGGAGGAGGAGGTAATTTTGAAATAATAAAAAATAGTATATCAACAACAATTGGGTCAATAGAAGGAATAGAAAATACAGGAAGTGGTGGTGGTGGTGGTGGATTATTAACTTATATTGATGATACTCAAACTACACAAAGAAAAGGAGGTTCAGGATTAGTAATAATAAAAATAAAAAAAGATTCTTTTATTATAGATATTAATAATAACAATGAAATAATATTAAATGAAATTATAATTAGATATATTAAAATATCAGATATTAAAAACTATTTATTAATAATTGTAAATAATAATAGTAAATATGATTTAATAAAATATTTAATAAATAATTATAAAGAATATGATAAAATTATTTTTAAATTAAATAAATCATTATTATCAAATAAAATTTTAGACTTACAAGGAGATTATTATTTAATAGATATAGACGAATTAAATAAAAATAAACAAACAAATTTATATATTAAATTAATTGAATATTTAAAAAAAATAAATAAAATTACGCAAATAGATTTAAATAAAGATTCGCAATCTCAAACTATTACGAAATATATTAAATATATTGGTTTAGATACAAAAACAAATTATTTAGATTATTTTTATACAACTTTAATGACAATAAGAACTAATATTAAGAATAATGAAAATGTTTTAAAAGAAGATATGAATAAATTTATTGATGATAATATTAAAAATAATGATATATTAAAATACATAGATATATATAATGAAAGATATGATAATTTAAAGAAATATGTTTTTATTAAAAAAGATGATACTGATAGTATTTTTGAATATATAAATAGTAATTATGACGATCATAAAGATAATTATATATCAAATAATGAAGAAGAAACTATTATAATTAATACTGTAATAATTCAATTAAAACAATCAGACGAGATTATTAAGGGTTATATTATAAATATAAATACAATAAATAATTATTTAAATGATAAAGAGAAAAACAATAGTAATGTTTCGAGTTATATAATTAAGATTTATAATGATTTATTATTATATTATAATAAAAAAAATGGATTAACAATAGATAATTTTGATATTTTGTATAAAAAACCAAAAAATATTGATATAATTATTGAAGAACAAATAGATTTATATATATATGTCTTTAATATTATAATAATATTAATAATAGTAATATTGACAATTATTATGCATATATTTTATATAAAATTATATAATCCAATAAGAATAATATAAATTATTTATTTTTTTAAATTATAATTATTATTATAATGGATAGAGAAAAAACGAGTTGTTCGCAAAATAAAAGACAACCTATTAATTTTAATAATTTAAGTTTTATTAAATGTGTTTTTTTAACAAATACGCAATTTAATATAAATAAAATACATATACCAAAACAATCATTATATTTAGAAGAAATGATTTATGTTTCATCTTTAAATGATATTGAAAATAAAATTAATGAAATGATTGATAATATTTATTTACGATTGAATGCTAATAATAATGGCAAACCTTATAAAATACCAATGCCTATTTTTTTATTATTAGGAAAAGCATTAGAATATGAAAAAAGTATATTGGAGGGTGAAACATTTATTCATACACCAATTGCTACAAATGGTTATAAATTAGGTAAATCGACGATTACAACTGAAACATCAGGAAATATTGCTATTTTAGATTATATAAAAGCATTTTTTTCATCAGGATTAGAAACAAAGCAAGATACAGATAAATATAATACAAGTATAATAAATACATATAAATTCAAGGGAAATGTAAAAATATTTTTATATGTACCATATTTAACAAAAAATTATAAATATGTTTCTAATTTTACTGATTTAATTAATTCAAGTAGATTTTTTTATTCATTAATAAATACTAATTACTTTTTAAGTTTTCAAAAAACTTCAAATATAAATGAAGAGTTTATAGCTAAATTAAGAAAATCAGGTGTTAATGAAAGAATAATTAATAAAATTATAGGAATATTTAATGAAGCCGACAGAAAAAAATATACATTATATGATGATTTAATTAATTTATGTTTTGAAGGTGGATGTGTTAGTGATGTTGGAGAAGATTTAGAACGATTAATACCTCAATATACAGACGATGAAGGTAAAAATACAGAAAATGCCAAAAAATATTCACCATATATGCCAAGTAAATGTTTATCTAAAACAAATGGATATTTATGTAATATAAAATACGCAGATGAAAATAATATAGATATTCATGATTTTTTAAAAAGATATTCAATGAAAGAATTAAAAGTAAGTTTAGCAAGATATACCGAAATTAATAATAAAATAGAAAATAATGAAGATGTTAGCAATAATGTAAATGAAATAGATAAATATAAATCACCCGTAGATTTAATTATTTCTATTGTAAATAGATATATAAAAGATGGTTATTCTGATAACTTAAAAGATGAAACAAAAGATATTAAAATTAAAAGAATTAATGAAGATGGTGAAGAAGAAACAATAACAGAAAAAACACCTTTAAATCATTATTCAAAAGATTATAGCGAAAATATTATTAAAGAATTATCATTATTACATAAATTACATCCAGGTGTTCCTGAAATTGTTTTATCCTTATATTTATTTAAAGAAACATATAAACCTGATAAGATTATATATATGCCATTTGGACGTTTTTTGCTTTCAAATAATTATGTATTAAATGTTGGAGAACAATTAACGATAGATAAAAAATTATTTTCAATTAATAATAGATATGTATTAACGATAAATAATTACGGATATATTTATGTATATGATAGAACAAATATGAATGTATTATATTTTTTAAATAGAAAAACAATTAAAAATACGAAAGGAATGATAATAGAAAAAAATGGTATTAATGTAGTATTTATAGATGATAATAATAATGAAAAAACGATAAATGTAATGGCAGATGTAAAAGCATTAATAAAAGAATGTGATGATTGTATTGACCCGTATAATGTAATTATAGATAATGATAGTGGAAATATAATTATATATGGTAATGCTTTTTATAATGCTACAAATGATAATTTTTATAATTTTATAAATAATGAAAGAAATGTAATGAAAAATATGAATACACAAGATAAACAATTATTAAAAATAGATAATTTAGATAAAATAATTAAAAAAGATGAAGAATTATTATTAAGACAACAAGAAGATTATCTTTATTGTAATAGTTTAAATGAGGGATGTATAAAATAATTATTTTTTTATTATATATTATATAATGAACGATTGGGGCATATTAGATTTATATTTTAAAGACCATAAATATCCATTTACCAATCATCATTTGGATAGTTATCGTGAATTAATAAA